CTTCTTCTACATCACCTCGTTTCTTTACTCCAATAACCTCTCGTTTTTTATTAAGTCGTTTATCAACCGCCTTACCGATATTTAATGCCTTTGGAAAACCTGTTGCGTATGCCCAATAGATAGGTGTGAAACTTACATCAAATCCTACTTCTTGTAGTGTCTGAACCATAACCGTCTGAACATCACTTCTTGGTGCGGACATAACGAATGAGAATGCTCCTGGTTTCAATACTCGCAATGCTTCTTCCCAAATAGGAACAAAGAACTCTTTCATACCATATGTAGATTTAGTCATACCAGGACTCATCCAACCTACTGATTGAGATTTCGTAGATTTTTTCTCTTGGAATGTATCCCAATGTTTGCCCATAAATCCATAGCCGTATGGTGGATCCGTACAGAGTAAATCTACTGAATCTTCATCAAGTTTTTTCAGTTCTTCTAAACAATCTCCATTGATTAGTTTACTGGTCTCCATACAAATTTCTCCTTTTTTTCTCTCTCCGTTCTGCCATTTTCTTTAATCTATATCGTTCCTTGGCTTTCTTTAAAATTTTAGCTTTATTACGCTCATAATGGTCCATCTGCCATTGTCGTTGGGCTTCGAGTCTTTCTTCTTCAGTATGATATAGCTTTTTACGACCCATTATTATTTATCTTTGCGAATCTATTTAAATTCGTCCAATTTAACATTATCCAACTTTCTAAATTAGGTAATGCACCAAACATCCTATCTTCTATAAACATTGTTTGGAATTTTGATTTTATTAATTCTTGTATTTTACCATTTACAACTCTGTTAATTTTAAGTTTTGCACCACCACTTATATCCACCTCTTGTAACTGCATCAATCTGTGATTGAGATGCATCTTATCTCTCTGTTTCCTTACTATATTATGAAATCTACTACCTTGTTCACATTTATCAACTATTTCATCTACTGTATAAGTTACTCCATCATCTGCTAAATCTGGAAAGTTCTTTAATAAGGTTTTAGAACCAATTCCCATTACACCTTTTATATTATCTGATGCATCACCATCAAAAATTCTGGTCATCAACAAATTCTTTGAAGTAACCCCATATTCCTCTTTTACTACATCGGGTTTATACAACTTCTTCTTTGTTGGACTCCATACTGAAATTCTATCACTTACTAACTGCAAAAAGTCCTTATCAGTACTCATTATAATATGATTGTCTTTAGGTAAGAGTTGTTTTGCGATATAGGCAATAACATCATCTGCTTCCACACTATCTACTGAAAGAATGGAAACGGGGAGAGTTTCTAAGTATTCTACGCACCGAGATAGTTGCATCATCATAGAATGACGCTCATCATCCATGTTCTCAAAATCGTTTACACGATTGAGTCGGATTTTCTTAGTTCTTCGTTTTGCCTTATATTCTGGATAAAGTTTACGGCGGCGGTTAGACCCTCCTTTGCCATCAAAAACTATAATAGTTCTGGTGGGTCCCAACATTTTTATAGCGTAACCGACTGATTTCAGAAAACCAACTATTCCACCAATATGAATCCCATCATCATTGGTAGTTGGTATAACACTAAACACTCTGATAAAAGTATTCAAGCCATCTATTATCAGTACTTTTTCGTTGGGATTCTTCGTTATATCAGAACCGCCACCGTGTTTCTTTATCTCATCAAGAATAGAAAGGTACTTATCATTACTCATCACCAACTACTTCGTCTGTATATTCTACATCGTCAATACCTAAATCTACTGATTGGTATTTCAATATAGATGCTTCACAAATTAAGTCATACAAGTGTTCTTTAAGACCATCATGTTCTTCTAACTTTTTCTCGAAATCCTTAGATTGAAACTTAACGTCTTTACCCTTGTATTCCAAGGTGTACCATGCTCCTGCAACCTTTAGAAGTTTGTGGTCTTTTAATACTTGTAGCCAACTTCCTTTATCATCAATACCACTATCGAAGTATAAGTTAAAGTCAGCATGACGAAGTGGGGGCCCCAAACGATTTTTGATAATCTGTGCTCTGCACTTCATACCAATTACATCCTTTTTTGTTCCCACTTTGATTTGTCCCATATTCTTCAAACGAATACGAGTTGATGAATGAAATGGTAATGCCTTACCACCAGAAGTAGTCCACGGATCACCGAACATTACTCCGAGTTTTTGTCTGAGCTGATTGGTGAATACGAGAGCTATTCGTTCTCGTCCAATCATCTGAGTAATCTTTCTCATCGCTTTAGAAACGATAATTGCTTTACTCGTTGCCCATCCGTCTTTCTCGAAATCGGCTTCCATTTCTACTTTGGTAGATGCTCCTGCAAGTGAATCTACAAGAATTGTAACTAACCTATCTCTATCTGATTCTCTAATCTTGGTGACTATACTTTCAATACACTCAAAAATATCTTCTACTGTTTCCACATGAAGATATAACAAGTCTTGAACGTTTACACCAATAGTTTCTAACCATTCTCTACTAACTGATGTTTCAGTATCTATATAAACTGCAACACCACCCTTTTTCTGAGTTTCAGAAAGAATGTGAGTTCCAATTAAAGATTTACCACTTGATTCCAATCCATTGATTTCTGTAATACGACCAACTGCAACTCCACCGTTTGGACGGTTGGAAATTGCAAGGTCTAATACAGATGAACCAGTTGATATAAATTCCTTTACATCAGTAGGTGTGGCGTTAGAACCATCGAGAAAATAAGCTACCTTTGTATCCTTGAATTGTTTATTAAGGCTATCGGCGAGAACTTGTGCAAGTTCGTCCTTTACAGACATATTGTCTCTCCTTTTGCTTATTTATTAAACAGGTCGTCAAATGCGTCCGTTACATTAGAAGTGCTACTTACTGCACTTTTTAATGTAGATGCTGGAACATTAGTAGTATCTGTTTTGGTAGTTTCTTCTTCTCCATCACTTGGATTTAACCAATCACCTAAAGCTTCTGCCAGTTCGTCATAACTTAACTCGTTATATACTTCTCGTATATCTTTTTGATTATCAAGTAAATCAGTTAAAACGGCTTTGTTTTCGGTAATTGGAGTTTGATTTGGTTTAACACGAATAGAAGTTTTAGGAAACGATGCTCCTGTTTCTTCTGCGGTCTTAAACTCAACTACAACATCACGACCATTTACAGGATCACTAATATCACCATAATCAGGGTCTGCTATGATTGATAAAAGTTCTTGGTAAACTGTTTTACCAAAACCCCAAAATTTAGATCCACCTTGTTCTTCACCACGAACTACAACTGGTGCGAAAGTACGAAGTTTTGCTTCGAGTTTCTTACCCATTCGCCAATCTTCACGATTTCCAGATTGTTTCAGTTTATCGGCAAATTCTTCAATTGGGTCTGGACGACCAAATGATGTTGGGGACAAATAAGATTTGCCTCCTAAATCATAATGAAAGAATAATTCAATAAACGGAGTATCTGTATTTAGTTTATACGGAAGAATACGAATTTGTGTTTTTCCTGGCTGTGGTTTCCACAGATTTGTGGTTCGAGTAGACGAAGTTTGCAACTGAGCTAATCGCTTTTTCACTGCGTTAATATCCATTTGTTATCTCCTTATTGTTATTTTTATTTGTTATTATTTAATTGCCATTGGTATAACCTTTGACATTAATAAGTATTAGTTGTTTTCGAAAACAACACAACTTTATTATATTAAATTTAATTATTCTGTTGCTGATTTAACATTCTTCGCAACAGCACCTTTTGTACCTTCTCCAATTTCAAATTCAACTTTTTGACCTTCTTCTAAAGTCTTAAAGCCGTCTGTTTGAATTTCGGAGAAATGGACAAAATAGTCTTTTGAGTCATCCGTCGCTGTATCAGATATGAAACCATATCCTTTTTTGGCGTCGAACCACTTTACTGTACCTTGATTCATTGTTTTTCCTTTGTTACTTATTTGTTACTATAAATCTTCTCTGATAAAATCCGACATCACGGAAGGTGTTGTCGTATCAAAACCTACTACATCTAACATACCAGCGTCATCTGGATCTGCTATTGTAAAATCATTTGCTTCCATTCCCACTACAATCAATTTTGCGGGAATCCCTGTTTTCTCTCTATACTCACGAAGTGCTTCTACTGGATGAATATTACCTGCCCAAGTTTCACTATCTGTATAAACTACGAAGGCGTCAAACTGGAGGTCATTCTCAAGTGCATATTTCATTGGTAATGAACAATCAGTTCCACCAAAATTAAGATTTTCCAATCTATCACATACATCATCTAATCTCATCTTCGGTGAAAGATCAAGAACCTCTAAACCAGTCGTAAAACCTGTTACAAGATAATCACTTTCAGTTCTCATCGTAACCATTGCCATTGCGGCTGAACCAACTCGTGGAGTTACTGATGGCATTCCACCACAACCTTCCCAAGTCATAGATGAAGATACATCAAGTGCTAACATCACTCGTTTGTTTGTTGGAATTATGTTGTCGAAAGACAAGTAGAATGCGTCGTCAAGAGCATCTACTATTTGTGGGTTTACTTCCCATTGACCAGAACCTTTAAGTCCTTGACCACTCTTGTAAGTTTGCATCGCCTGTAATACAGACAATGGATGAATGCGGGCCTTCCGCAATTGCCCCTTATCGGTTATTCTCGAAGTAACGAGTTTGAGAGCGTCACTTTGGGGGGAGAGAATACCGTGTTTGGTATAATTACCTAAGTTCCTGATTATGGCTGTCAATCCCAAATGTGGTAATGCCGTTTCAAGAACTTTAGGCGACTTTAGGGTAGAAGGAACTGCTTCGAGTGGAAGTTTATATTCTTCCACTAATTTTGCAGCTTCCACATCTGTCTGGACTGACTTGACCTTCTCGAAGGCCCAAATTATACTGAGTGAATCCTTGTATTCATCTTCTTTCGAAGAATTATATCCTTTTGTAACCCACTCAAATAATAAATCTTTATTGGCATCTTGTGTAGATGGGTGAGATAATCTCAATAGGTCTTTATGTGACCATCCATCTCTCTGTTGATATTTAACAGATTGATATGCTAACTTATCGGTTTCTTTTAACAAGTACCAATTTGCGATAGCTTTTCGTAATCCACGTCCCCAACCTCTAAATTGTTCTACATAACCAGCGAAATGAAACAAATGAGTTCCAATCCGTGCGATTTTTGGTAGATTGGTTAAGGCGTATTTACGAGTAAAATCATCACCAAGTCCTGCACACATTGCAAGAACAAATAGTGCTGGGTCGTTTTTAACTGCTCGACCTGTATCTGAAATATTGAGAACGGTATCTACTACTCGTTTTCCATCTTCCAGAATACACTTTTTTATTGACTTGGCGTTCTCTTTAGTTAATTGTTTTTGGCGGATATAATATGTTCCACCTTCAGTTCCTAAAATAAGAAATCTATTTAAACGAGTCCATATATCAACTTCAAAAGAATGACCACCTGCGGTATTCGGAACTTGGTTAGAACCTGGAATTGGTTCTGATTGTGGTGTAACTTTTGTATTATATGTTGTATATGTTTGGTAGCTCAATTTAATAAGTCTCCTTTTTTAATTATTCAATTTTTAATATTATTCGGATAAATTATTGCTAATGGAGTTTTTATTGTCTGGTATAATGATAATCCATCAACTCCGACCCGAAATTTTAATATTTTTTGTAGGTAAATCATGTCATAAGAGGTATTGTTCTTTTTGTCAAATGGAAACAAGAAAAACCACTCCAACTTTTTTTATACTGGAATTCGGTCAACCATTTGGATGGTCTAAAACCATCCTCTCTTCGCTTGTATGGTAATCTTACAACTCCGACCCACAAAATTTAATTATTTAATTTAATCGTATATTATATATATACTCCTAATTTCTCAAAACGTCTTTTTTCTTCGCTTTTTTAAAAAAAGTGGTGAGTTTTAGATAATTAAAAATTATCGGGTATATGTAAAAAAGCCTCACCACCTTAAATTAATTGGAAAGTTAGGGAATACAAACACACCCTTCTCATCGCTTTAATTCTGTAAGGATACTTTCCAAATCTTTACTCATCTATATATATAACCCAAATTTCTCAAACATCATTTTTTATAGCTAAAAAAATTGGGGAATCCAGAGTCCTCAAACGAGTCCAGCGGTATAGTCTAACTATCTATTCCCCAAAATTTTTGAGAGTTCCAAATAGGTAGTCACTCTCAAACCCACCAAGTTTCCAAATT